AGCATTTGATGCAGCTCCAAGACGAGAAGTAAATTATTTAAAACAAATGAGAAGAAGAGGAGAACAATTAAACAAGCCACCAAGAATAACTTTGTCAACCATACATGGTGCCAAAGGAGGTGAAGCAGAAAATGTTGTGCTGCTCACAGACCTAAGTTTAAATACAATGAGAGGCTATGAAAGAAATCCTGATGATGAGAATAGATTGTTCTATGTGGGTGCAACACGGACCAAGGAACATTTACACATCGTTAGACCAAAACAATATAACAAAGGATATGAACTATGAGTAAAGTATGGGACAAGCAAATCGCAGGATCACACTATCAAAAATATAAAATTCAACCAAGTAAGTTTGTAGTTGAGAACAAGTTGCTATATCCTGAAGGTTGTGCTATTAAATATATTATTCGTCATCAAGATAAAAATGGTAAAGAAGATTTAATGAAAGCAATACATTTTATAGAAATGATTATTGAAAGAGATTATCCTGAAAAACCAAAAGAAGAAAAAAAGAATTCATGGGGGATAGTTAAATGATACAGAAACCCATGTTCTCACCACAGGTAGAGTGGTTACCACCAACAGAATTTCCTGATCTATCAAAATACGATGAGATAGCAATTGACTTAGAGACAAAAGATCCTGACTTAAAAACAAGAGGGTCTGGATCGGTAACCGGTAGAGGACAGATTGTAGGTATTGCTGTGGCTGTAGAAGACTGGTCTGGATACTATCCTATACGACATGAAGGGGGTGGTAATATGGACATTAGAATGGTTCTAAAGTGGTTCCAAGATGTCTTAAATACACCTGCTACAAAGGTATTTCATAACGCTATGTATGACGTATGTTTTATACGTGCGGAAGGGCTAAAAATTAGTGGTGAGATCGTAGATACCATGATTGCTGGCTCTCTCGTGGACGAGAATCGCTTTCGATACGATTTAGGCTCCATGGGTAGGGACTATGTCGGAAAAGGCAAAAATGAGGGTGTTTTGGCCGATACAGCTAAGGAATGGGGTGTAGATGCCAAATCTGAGATGTATAAACTGCCTGCAATGTATGTAGGTGAGTATGCTGAAACCGATGCAAAATTAACTCTAGAGTTATGGCAAGAGATGAAGAAAGAAATATACGCTCAGGATATAGAATCTATATTTAATTTGGAGACCGATTTATTTCCTTGCCTCGTCGATATGCGTTTTTTAGGCGTTCGTGTAGATATCCAAGCAGCGCACAAATTGAAGCATAAATTATTAGAAGAAGAAAAAGAATGCTTATCACGAATAAAAACAGAAACAGGAGTAGATACTCAAATATGGGCTGCACGTTCCATTGCACAAGTCTTTGAAAAACTTCGCCTACAATTTGACCGAACCGAAAAAACAAATTCTCCATCATTTACAAAAAACTTTTTACAGAATCACTATCATCCAATAGTGAAACTTATTGCACGTGCAAGAGAAATAAACAAAGCACATACAACATTCATTGATACCATAATTAAACACGAACATAAAGGACGAATATACGCTGAAATAAATCAACTTCGATCTGACCAAGGGGGTACAGTTACAGGTAGATTCAGTTATGCAAATCCAAACCTACAACAAATTCCAGCACGGAACAAGGAACTTGGACCAATGATTAGATCATTATTTATACCGGAAGAAAATTGTAAGTGGGGTTGTTTTGATTATTCACAACAAGAACCTCGTTTAGTTGTGCACTATGCAGCACTACAAAATCTGTATGGTGTTAACGATGTATTAGATGCATACAACGAAGGTGACGCTGACTTTCATAAAATTGTAGCTGACATGGCAGAGATACCAAGAGGTCAAGCAAAAACAATTAACCTTGGTTTGTTTTATGGTATGGGTAAAAATAAATTACAAGCAGAACTTGGAATCAACAAAGAAAAAGCAGAAGAATTATTTAGACAGTATCATTCTAAAGTGCCGTTCGTAAAACAATTAATGGACAGTGTTATGAAACGTGCACAGGATAGAGGTCGTGTTAGAACTTTGCTGGGTAGACTGTGTAGGTTCCACCTGTGGGAGCCTAATCAATTCGGTATTCATAAAGCATTGCCACACGAAGCAGCGCTCGCGGAACACGGACCAGGGATCAAGAGAGCATACACATACAAAGCTTTAAACAAATTAATTCAAGGTAGTGCTGCTGACATGACAAAAAAAGCAATGTTAGAATTGTATAAAGAGGGCATCACACCACATATACAAGTGCATGATGAATTAGATATATCTGTTGAATCTCAAGCACATGCTGATAAAATAAAAGAGATTATGGAAGGAGCAGTAGACCTGGAAGTACCCAATAAAGTTGATTATGAATCGGGTTCAAACTGGGGTGAAATAAAATGATTTATGGCTTACTTAAACGCAAACATTCCTGTAACATATGCTCAGATAAGGAGAGAATATTTATATGATCTTAAAGCTCATCATGGCGAAGTTGAAGATTGTGTTATCTTCGGGATTACTGCGATCACTGGTCGTCCGATTCTGTTCCACGCAATTATGGAAAATGGTGCAGTCTTCTACCGTTTACCAATCTCTGCTTTCATACAAAGAGGCTTTAAGCCGGAAGAAGTTCCTAAACGTAGGTTGGACGAGTTGGAGTTATGGAATTGTTTTAGTTACTATCCTGCTGTTACTAGTTGGGACATCTTAGACGGACAATCCGGTAAATACATAGGAAAAGATAAAAAATGGCACCACGGTGCTTATTTATTTACTGTTGATTTTGCTCATCCAGAGAGTAATATAGTCGACACTGATCATTCAGAAATACCGCACGAACATAAGTGCGCACACATAATGGCCTTGGATGATGGCAATTATGCAGCACAGCCAAACAATAGATTAATATGGGACATCCCTTCATTTACTGTGAAGGATGACATACCGGACTGGAAAGTTCAAACGAGTGAGTGGAATGTAGAAGACACTCGTAAATGGAGAACAGAAGACACTGATAACTTCTTCTACGAAATTGAGGAAAAGAAAAATGATTAAAAAATTATGGAACAAAATTAAAAGTTGGTTTTGGAAAAAAGATTAAGGTTTTATGCGATATGGAGATAGCCCGGATGAATTACAGATTTACAGCAGTGCTAATAATTTTAATATGTCTATTGGCTATCTTCGCTAAACCTGCACATTCTACAACAACACAAAACAATACATCAGGGTCCAACACATCCATCACTGGTGGATATACAAGCACGGCTAACAACACTTATCAAAGTGGTAGCTCAAGTAATACAACGACCACAAATAACTCTACGTCCAACATAAGATCCGCACCGCCAACAGCATCAGCTCCAGGTGTAACTAACTCAGGATCAGATGTTTGTCTTGCAGGTGCATCAGCAGGAGTACAAACTTTTGGTATTGGTGTATCAGGTGGTAAATCTTTTAGAGATAAAAACTGTGAAAGAATTAAACTATCAAGAGAACTTAATGGTTTAGGAATGAAAGTAGCAGCTGTTGCAATACTATGCCAAGATGAAAGAGTCTTTGAAGCTATGGAACAAGCAGGTACACCTTGTCCTTTTGAAGGTAAGATTGGTAAAGATGCAAAAGAAGCTTGGAAAAAATATAAAAAACTTAGACCCGATCATGCACAGTATGTACAGAATTTAAAAATAAAAGAAAAAGCTGACGAAGAAGCTGAAAAAATAATAGTACCAAAAGAGAAACCAGTAAACTGGAAAAAACCTGAATGATTTGGTTAATAATATTTATAGGAGTTATGGCTTATGCGGTATATCGTATTAATAAGTTTGCTGATGATGTTAATCCCTACAATTTCTTCAGCAGAGACAGCGACGAGCGGTAACTTATTACCCAACGCTGGCACAGGCACAACAGCTTATCAAGATTCATCCGGAATAATAGACGGTATTAATGGTTCAACAGGTTGGACTACAACAGGTATCACAGATTTTGGATCAGAACTTGAAGCAAATGGTACAGGAACTGTATCTGCTACAGGAACACTTGAAGGAATTAACACAACAAAATCAGATGGATCTTCTTTTACAACCACAACAGATAGTTTAGATGGTGGAGTTAGATTAGATTCCACAACAGAAGTACAAAACTGTGAGTGGACCGGATCTGCATATCAATGTGGTAATGCTCAAACAGGTCAAGATAGTTATTCAACCACTGTAAATATCTTAGATGCAGATGAAAATGTATTAGCAACAGTCACACAAAACAGGAATACGGATTCAGGTTATTATGGTAATACTTTTACATATACAGATACAGTTATATACACAGGTGAGGGTGCAAGAAAATGGGACTGGGAATGGACAGGTGTAAACACAGCTGATCCTAACACCACATCAGCCGATGGACCAAACTTATTAGGTGCTGAACTTTTAGCAACATTATTAGATATAGATTACAGTGCATTACCTGAAGAAACTAAAACAGAACTTGTAGAAATATTTGATGAGTTAGATGATGAGTTTAAAGAAGTTGAAGGCAAAGTAGAATTTGAAGAAGAAATTAAATTTGAGGAAGAAATTAAAATGGAAGAAGAAATAAAGATGGAAGAATCTTTCACGGTATTTTTAATGGAAGAAGAAAAAGAGGAAGAAGTTTTTGAAGAGCCTGTAATGGAGGTTGCTATGGAAGAAGAAAAAG